GGTTTTGACAGGCTTACCACTAGCGAAAAAGAAAGAGATATTAGAGAAGCTAAAAGGGTTGCTAATCTTAAGTCGAGTCGTACTCGCGCTGGCGAAAAGCTTTTAGCTGAACGTGGTAGGGTTCGTGACGCTGAGACTAAGGCTCGTGTTAATAAAGCAGGGCAGGCGCAAGCTGACAAAAGTTCTGCTTTCGCAAGTGGCAGGCCATTGAATGCTGCAGAAAAATCTGCCAAAGCTGATATGGCGCGCCGTGAACAAAAGACTAAAGAAACAGATGCGGCAACTAAAAAAGCTAGAGAAGATTCTGCGAAAGCAAGCACTGGTGTTTTGCTCTCATCCATGAGTCCTAAAACTGCCCGTGCTGCAAAAAAATTAATTGATTCGCGCCCTACTGCTGCGAACAAAGTAAATAAGGCAAACCCAATAAACAAAAAGAGAATGACTGACGCTGAAGTTGAGGCTATGAAGAGCAGTCCTTTGAACAGAAGAGATAAGGCAAACCGAATAAACAAAAAGAAAATGACTGAAGCTGAAGTTGATACGATGAAAGCCAATCCTTTGAATAAAGGTATTGGAAAGTCTGAAAAGTCTGAAAAGTTTGGCGTTGGTGACAAGTTTGTAATTCGTGGCAATAAGGCTAACGTAACTGACACGCAGTTGAAGAAAACCGGCCTTACCCAAGCGCAGTACATGAAGAAGTGGCGTGCTAGTAACAAGCGTCCTACAGCAGCATCCTCTGCCAAGACCACCGCCAAGACCACCAAGACTCCCAAGAAGGTTGGTTTTCTTCGCCGCGTCCTTTTGGGCAAGGACGGTAAGTTTGGTGGTTCTCGTGGCGCGATTGACTTCCTACCTGGCAAGTCTCGCAAAAAGAAAGAAGATAAACCTGTTAACAAAATGGGAGGAGGAATGATGAAATCCAAGATGTCTTCTAAGGGCGGCAAGAGAGGCGGCATGAGTAATGGCGGTCTTGCCATGACTAAGGTTAATGGTAAATCTGTACCGGCATTTGCTGCTGATGGTAAGGGCGCTAATGATTTGGCTCCTACCAGACGCAACATGGGCGGCATGATGAAGTCTAAGGGTATGTCCAAAGGCGGAGCGATGAAGTCTAAAGGCATGTCCAAGGGCGGTGCCATGAAGAAGAAGGGTTACGCTAACGGTGGCGCTGTACGATCCAAGATGGCATCCAAGGGTGGCAAGAGAGGCGGCGTATCACGCAAAGCCACTAAGCCTCGTGGCGTAGGTGTAGCGAAGCGCGGCTTCGGCAAGGCGATGCGATAATGGCGGTACCAGCAATTATAGCGGCTTTGATCGCTAAAGAAGGACTTAAGGCTGCAATCAAGAAGTTTGGCAAGAAGGCTGTAGATAAAGTTAAAAGTGCAACTGGAACTAACTTTAAGGACGCTAAGACAAAAACTGGCGCGCAATCTTTAGGCCGTATTAAGAATAAAGATGGTGATACCAGCCATTTAATGGGCAAGGGTGTAGTTGATGTTCAAAATACAAGACAGCAGATTAAGGGTGGTTTAAAAACTGCAGCCGCTGGTGCTTTGTTGTACGGCGCATCCCAACTTCCAGGGGGGAAGAAAGGCTCTCAATCTGATCGTAAAGAGGCTAGGACTGGAAAGGCTCCTGGCAAAACCGCTGCTCAAAAGAAAGCAGACGCTAAGGCTGAAAGAGATGCTGCTTTTGATAAAGCTTTTCGCAAAGCAAGAAACGCAGCCAAATCCACCTTTACCTTTAGGGATGAGGGTGAGTTTAATACCGACATCAAAACTGATAAACCTAATAAGGTTTCTAGAGTTGTTAAGAAGGCTGGTGGCGGCATGATGAAGAAGAAGGGTTATGCCAAAGGTGGCGCTGTGCGTAAGCAGTCCAAACCCAGAGGTGTAGGTGCTGCCAAACGTGGATTCGGCAAGGAGATGCGATAATGGCTATTCCCGCTCTTTTTCCTATAATCACGCTTATAGCTAGGAAAGGTATTCAGGCTGCAATAAAGAAGTACGGCAAGACTGCGGTTAAGAAAGCGCAAGAAGCGGACAAGAACCAACCTACTCCTAAGTATATGAAGGACCAAAAGGGTCCGTCTATTGCTGATAAAGAAAAAGCAGCTACTGCTGCGCGTAAGACTCGCAACCGCGTCATTGTTGGAACGGGCGCTGTTGGTGCTGCTGCCAAGGTCGGTCATGATCTTATGAAGGCTGTTGGTGGATCTGAAGTTGGCAGAAGACTCGCAGAGGTTGATGAAAAGGGCAAACCTTTGAAGAAAGCTAACGGCGGTATGCTAAACTCTCCCGCTGCGGTAAAACGCAGATCAGGCGCTGCTGTTAAAGGGTTTAAGAACGGTGGCATGGCAACTAAATGGGAATCTAAGTGGGGATAAAATAAAATGCCTTACCTTCAAAGCAACATCCCGCACTTTAAGTGTTGGATAAGAAGGGAATACACAGTTAATCACGAGCGATATCATGGTGAGTTTCTACACGCCATGGTCATTGCTGTTACTACAATGCCTACCAGGTGTCTGAGTTTTCAAGTTATCTTCACTGGGTGCGAATCGGATGACGATGAGAACGAACCAAATATCCACGGTGGTGCAATGTGGGCGCGAATGCCTATCACGGCTCTTGTTGCCGACACTCCGTTTCAAGAATGGCCAGAACCTATGGCTGTACATGATGCCCAGCCTTGGGATTGTTCTTCTCGCACTCACTCAGTTTACGTTCTAGATCGAGCAACGCCATGTCCTTGGTTGGCGAAGATTGATGGTAACCTCTATCCTGCAAAATATATGTTTACGGTAGACTACACCGACAATGAGATAGCAGACGATCCTGCACAGCACAAGCAGTCGCATGTTATGGAGTTACTTGATGCTGGCGAGTGGACAGGAAATATAGTAGCTTTGCCAAATAACAGGGTAAGGGTTACACATCCAGCTTGGTTTGAAACGGGAGAGGGCGCGCCTGACTTTAGACCATCTCAGCATATTCACTACAGCAAGTCTGATTTAGATTACACTCTGGATGTTAATCGAATATTTAATAATCTGTACGCAGAAGAGTAAGTTATGGCAATTGAACGTGGCGTAGATGAGATAGACATTGATGAGTTGGATATTGAAGACAACTCAAAAGAAATTCTTATATCAGATGAGTCTGAAGATGAACTGATGTTTGATGGCATAGAGGATGGCGATGAGTCTATCTTGGAAGACGGCACTATGGTCTTTGGCGAGGATGATCTTGATGAAGACATCCCGCTACCGTTTACTGCAAACCTTGCTGAAGAACTAGATAAAACAGATTTAGGTCGTATTTACTCTAATCTGATGGGCGACATCGATGATGATAAGTCCTCACGCAAAGAGTGGATGGACCAGTACACTGAGGGTCTTAAGTTTCTTGGCATGAAGTTTGAGAATCGTACAGAACCTTTTGACGGTGCTTCTGGCGTTATTCACCCCCTTCTTGCTGAGTCTGTCACACAGTTTCAAGCTCAAGCTTACAAAGAGATGTTACCTGCTGGTGGGCCTGTAAAGACCAATGTTATTGGTATGGGCACACCCCAGACTGATCTGCAGGCTGCTCGTGTGCAAGAGTACATGAACTACATGATCACTCAGGAGATGAAAGAATACGATCCTGAGACTGACCAACTGCTGTTTTATTTACCCTTGTCTGGTAGTGCGTTCCGTAAGGTCCACTTTGACCAGTCACTTGGCCGTCCTGTATCGCGCTTCATTCCATCTGAGAAGTTGATTGTGCCTTATGGCACGACAAGCTTGGATGATGCTGTGCGTATCACGCATGTAATTGACATGTCGATGAATCAAGTTCGCAAGCTACAGCAGGCTGGGTTTTATAAAAAGACCAGCATGTCTGACTCAAGTGGCGACTATTCTGATACTGATCAGATTGATGAAGAGATCGATGAGTTACAAGGCGTTAAGCCTTCTGGTAGTTCAAATGACTATGAGTGTGAACTGCTTGAGGTCCACGTTGAACTAGACATCCCAGGGTATGAGGATGTTGACCAGATGGGCGAAGAGACTGGCATTAAGTTGCCGTACATCGTCACTCTGTCACCTAAGCAATCTACTATTCTTTCTATTCGTAGGAACTATATAGAAGCCGACATGATGCGTAAGCGCATAGATTACTTTGTGCATTACAAGTTCTTGCCAGGTGTTGGTTTCTACGGCTTTGGTTTGACCCATATGATTGGTGGATTGTCTCAGGCATCTACTTCTATCCTGCGTCAGTTGATCGATGCAGGTACGCTGGCTAACTTGCCTGCAGGATTTAAGGCTAGAGGCATACGGATTCGTGACAACGATATACCGCTTCAGCCTGGCGAGTTTAGGGATATGGATGCGCCTGGTGGATCACTTCGTGATGCGCTTATGCCGTTACCGTTTAAAGAGCCAAGCCAAACCTTGTTGCAGTTGCTAGGTATGTTGGTAGAGGCAGGCCGTAGGTTTGCATCTGTTGGTGATATGCAGGTTGGTGATGGTAATCAACAAGCGCCTGTAGGCACCACGATTGCTCTTCTAGAGAAGGGTAGCCGTGTTATGAGCGCGATTCATAAGCGCATGCACTACAGTCAGCGTATTGAATTCAATCTACTTGCACGGGTCATTAAGGACTCTCCTTTAAAATCTTACCCGTACATGATTGCCAGCGGTCAGCAACAGTTGATGGCGCAGGACTTTGATGATCGCATAGACATCATTCCTGTATCTGATCCCAATATATTCTCTATGAGCCAGCGCGTTATGCTTGCTCAAGAGATGATGCAGATGGTGCAGACAAACCCGCAGATACATGGTCCTCAAGGTACTTACGAGGCGTATCGTCGCATGTATGAGGCAATGGGTGTCCAGCAGATTGAGCAGCTTCTACCACCTCCTCCGCAGCCACAGCCTGCATCTCCTGGTATGGAGAACGCTGGGTTTTTGCAAGGACAGCCTGCACAGGCTTTTCCTGATCAAGACCATGATGCACACATTAAGTCTCACCTTCTGTTGTTTAAGCTTCCAATCATTCAAAAAGTGCCTGAAGGTCAAATGCAAATGGCGGCTTTAATACAAAGCCACATCTACCAGCACGTTGATTTTAGCGCCCGTGAGATGGCGCAACAAGACCCTGAAATAATGCAGATGCAGCAACAGATTCAGCAGATGCAGCAACAATCTCAAATGGACCCAATGATGATGCAACAGATGCAACAACAAGTTCAGCAGATGCAGCAGCAGATGCAGACCATTATGGAAGACAAGGTTGCTCAAAAGACTGTTGAACTGCTTCAGAAGGTTGAGTCAGATCTGCAGATTGGTCAGGAAGAAGATCCTTTGGTCGGCCTTCGTAAGGAAGAACTTGATCTTAAGGACAAGGACATTGACCGTAAGGCTCAAGAAGCCCAGCAACGCATCAAGCTAGAGGGTGATAGGATTGATAATAATGTTGAATTGGGTCAAGATCGCCTTGCATTGCAAGATCATACTGCCCACTTAAAGGATGACGTTGCCAAAGAACGCATTGATTTACAGC